CCTTTAAACAATGCATAGCCGGTACACTGGTACAAAAATGATCTAAGTCATTGATTTAAAAGGAAATAACAGGGGGTACATGCACTATTTACATGCACAAAACATACATAAACTAATATCTGTTCATTCATTCTACGATTAACTGGAACTATAACTGGAACTAATCACCCCCAAAGCACCCAGAAATTAGCGTCAGTTATAGTGCAGACTAATCTGTGTAGATCATGACAGAAATTAGCGTCAGTTATAGTGCAGACTAATCTGTGTAGATCATGACAGAAATTAGCGTCAGTTATAGTGCAGACTAATCAGAAATGGCGAGCATAGAAAATAAGGAGGAAAGTAACACCATCTAACCTCTGCCATAACGAACAGAGATTAGTGGAGGCTAAAGCTGTCGTATAATTTTTTGTGTGAATGGTATTTCATTTTAACAAAAGCATGCACTCTAGTACACGCTTATTTTGCATTATATTCGTATTTAAACTCCGTGTGCTCCAAGTTTAAAGGATAAAGATATGAGATAAAGAGAGTTCTTTTACCCGCAAGAAATGGCGCGTCACCTTCTAGAGTTCCATTGATTTCGCTAAATTCGCTTTCAACGAACTTAGTGATTTCAAATTTTACGCCATTAACCAAAATAACCTGACCTTCTGAAAAAGTAGACATTGTATTATTTCTCCTCAATGCGACCGTTGAACATAACCTCAGCGATCAGCTTACCTTCGTCTGAGTAAACATTACCACAGTCTTTCTTCATGTCTGAACCACCTAAGAACACGCCGTCATCATTACCGCCGTTACGATGAGCTTTCCAAACTGACGATGCTTCTTCTAATGACTTAACTATGACTGACTGCTTGCCGTAAGATGATTTAGTATTGATGATGATGTGCATTTGATTAATCTCTTTGTTTGTGTGCGTGAGACCATTATACCAAAAGTGTGCACTCTCGTACACACTTATTTGCATTTACGTTTGAACAATTATCAAATGCCCTTTTTCCAAAAAGGTGTGTCCGTCATGCATGTTTTCCACAATGCAGGCAATAGATACTGTACCGTCTTCGTTAGAAACGAATAAGTACTTTGCTGTGATTTTGAGCTTTTGCGTCATTAAGCGAAGTTTAGCCGCCGCCTTTTCAGCGTCAGCATGAGTTTTGTACTTTTTTGCGTGATGATGTTCGCCTATACGTCTGAACATTTGATTAACTCCCGTATTAAACGATGGTTAATTCGTAACCAGCTTTAAGTGCACGACGAACATCTGCACCTGAGAATACTCAAAACTGATTGTTTTCGCCGTTAAACACACGACGACCATAGCCTTGAGCATTATCTTGCGAAGCATACTTAACCGCGTTTTTGTAAGAACCGAATTTTGAAGCGTTTGCGATTAAGATGTTCATAATGTGTGTCTCTGTTCGTGTGTGTGAGACCATTATACCAAAAGTGTGCACTCTCGTATACACTTATTTGCATTATTTACTCAACTATTTCTAAGTCAAGGTTGTTATTAGGAGCTTTAACAAACCTGAATTTAACACCTTCGAACATGTAAACACTTTCTAAGTTAACGCGAAGAAGAGTTTTGCGTTCTTTCTTATCAGAAGATAGGAATGTACCACTGGTGTTTACCCAACGCGTCTTGTGTCCGCGCTCTAAACATTCGTTATAGCTCTTTATGGGGCATCGGTTGTATTCCAAGGCATAAGACACTGCAGAGCCCATGTAGTACGAATAGCCGTTGAAGTCTAACTCGTCTTCTACCGTTACGTTGATGTATCCCTCGCTGGTAGGTTTGCGCGTTACGATGTCCATGGCTGGGAAAGTCTGAATGATGGTATCTAATTTGAAAATGCTCATTTGATTAATCTCTTTGTTTGTGTGTTCACGCCATCCGTATGGCGTGAGACCATTATACCAAAAGTGTGCACTCTCGTACACACTTATTTGCACTATTTAGTTAAACAAACTATGCATCCACGAGAAATTAGCAATCTAGCTATTTTATTAGAAACACTCGAATTCTTTACTTTGAAACCTACAACATATCCGGTCGTGTGAGTGTAAATGCTTACGGCGATTCCAGTCAATGGGTAGCGTGTAAGAACGGCGTGCGTAAGCGCATCACCTACTGCCTTAGCTTCGTTATGTGACTTAAATTCTTGCATTTGATTAATCTCTTTGTTCGTGTGTGCGAGACTATTATACCAATAACTCAAAGTCCTGTACACACTTTTAATGCAAATATGTGCATTTATTTTAAACAATTTTCGGTTTTAAGAGCAACGTCATGATATAAAAGAAAGCTATATTGGCTTAATATCAGATGAAACCTTCCAACATCGGCTTAAAGATGAAGACCTTAGAAGACCAGATCATCGAGTTATGTGAAAAACTAGGAGTTCCTGGACCAGTACAGTTCTTATCGCACATCATGTCTGGCAGAGACCCAAGGCACCTATCAAGCATATACGAACACATCTTACATCTTGAAGAAGCGTATGGTGAAGACAATCTTCCGGACGAGTGGGATTATCAAGAGCTGGTTCTTCGAATAAAAGAGCGCTACAAATACGCCCCTGTGCTCTTATCTGAATCACACGCCGCGGCTAAACAGATCCTTGAATACACTCATGCTAAGAAGAAGCAAGTAGAGCACTCAGGCAATGTGTCGAGCATAACGGCGAACTCACCTCTAACTAATAAAGAGATAAGAGCGTTTAAAAGGAAGTTCGATGACGTCTATTAATGAAGAACTAATTTGGACGGTAAACGAGCAAAGAATGCTTAAGTACCTTCTTCAAAACTCGAATCTTTCATTTGCTCGATATTTCTTTAAGCATAGAGAGGCGATGAAGTTCATCATTAACCCTCATCATCTCATAATGGCCGAAACTCTGTGGCGCGTAGTTACAGGCGAAATCAAACGCCTCATTATTAACATGCCGCCAGGGTACACTAAAACTGAAATGGCCGTTATCTTGTTTATGGCGCAAGGTTTAGCTATTAACCCTAAAGCTAAGTTTATCCACGCTACGTATTCTGCAGACCTTGCACTTGAGAATAGCCAGAAGACTAGAGACATCGTAACTAGCGAGGAATTTCAAGAAAACTTTCAAATCAACGTGCGTTCTGATTCTAAGTCGAAGAAGAAGTGGTATACCGAGCATGGGGGTGGAGTGTATGCTGCCGCTGCGGGTGGTACAATTACTGGATTCCGCGCAGGGACATTTCAACCAGGCTTTCAGGGTGCATTTATATTCGATGACCCGATTAAGCCAGACGATGCTTATTCTGAGACAAAGCGTAATAAGATTAACAATCGCTTTATGAACACGTTCAAGAGTCGTTTAGCTGTTGAGTCCGAAACGCCTATCATTATCATTATGCAGCGCGTGCACGAAGAAGACCCGAGTGGCTTCCTTTTGAAAGGCGGAACCGGTGAGATGTGGCATCATCTGCTTCTACCTACTCCAATACCTGAAGGTCCAGTCAAAGAATGGTACCCGAAGGAGTTTACACATGGTATTCCAATAGAATACAATTTACCTCCAGGACCACTGTGGACCTTCAAACATACAGCTGAAAAGCTAGATGAGATGAACAAGACAGATCCTTATACTACAGCGTCTCAGTATCATCAACTACCGTCACCTAAGGGTGGATCCATATTTATGGATGAATGGTGGATGATGTGGGAAGTTCTGCCTAGAGATATGCGCTACATGCGAATCTATGCGGATACTGCGCAAAAGGATGCTGAACACAACGATTACACTGTGTTTCAAGCTTGGGTATACGCTCCATCGAAAGGAATAGTATTAATTGACCAATACAGGGGCAAAATTAAAGCTCCTGAGCTAGAAACGGCAATGGTCGAGTTCTGGAATAAGCAGCAAGGGTTTTGCAAACGCCACGGCATCAATTGCACGATGCTTAAAATTGAAGATAAGTCGTCTGGTTCAAGTTTAATCCAGAACATCAAGAAGAAGACGCTTATACCGATTAAAGCAAAACAACGGAACACGAGTAAAGTAGTAAGAGCTTATGATGTCGTGCCTCACATAGCTTCTGGGCATGTTTGGATACCGGCAAATGCAGAATGGATTTTTGACTATAAAGACGAGTTTAGAAAATTCACCCCATTAATGACGCACAAGCACGACGACCAAATTGACCCGACAATGGATGCAATCGAAGATATGTTGTTAGGTAGAGAATTCAAAGTGTCTGGTCCTGAACTGTATGATACCTCAACTGGCGAGTTATTGGAGCAAATATGATATTGTTAGACGACACTTACAAACTTCCAGGTGATGATACCATCACTGAAGCTGACGCGGCGAAAGCTAATGCTCTGTTTAATGAAGTCATGCAAAAGCGGATAGGTCTCGGC